GACGCCGAGGGCGTGCCGCAGCGCGGGCTCATGTGCGCGACGGATGGTCTCTGGTCCGCGAAGGACAGGAGCGGGCGCCTCGACGCCTGGGAGGCGCCGGACCTCGGCGCCGTCATCAGCAAGATCGGGGGTGCATCGTGAGCCGCCGAGCTGGCGTGCGCGAGATGCTCGATCGCGCGAAGGCGCTTGGCATCGAGGATCTCGTCACGGAGGTTCATCCCGCCGAGATTCGCATCAGCGTCGGCACCGTCGAGGTGCGGCTGTTCGAAAGTCGCAACATGTGTGTCGAGCTGGAGGGCCCGCTTTGGTTGAAGCCAAACGACTACGACGCATGGAAGAAGGTCGCTCTTGCGATCGATGCGTGGATGGGAGGTGCATCGTGAACGAGCTCGACGACCTCGCCCGCCAATGGATCGACGCGAAGACCGACGAGGCGATCGCCGTCGCGAAGCGCCGCCACCTCGAAGACCGCCTCGCCGAGCTCCTCGAGCTCGACGCCGCGAAAGAGGGCACGACGAACGCCTCCACCGAGCAGGGCCACGCGATCAAGATCGTCTCGCGGCTCAACCGCAAGGTCGACGCGGAGAAGCTCCAGGATCTCGCCATCGAGGCGGGCCTCACCGAGCACCTGCCGTCGCTGTTCCGCTGGTCGGCGGACATCAATGCGGCGGCGTGGAAGGCGGCTTCGCCCGCCATCACCTCGCCCCTCCTCGGCGCCATCGAGACGAAGCCGGGGCGTCCCACTTTCACGATCACCGCAAGCAAGAAGGACTGAAAACAATGGCTCTTTTCGAATTCGACGCATCCTCCGCCCCGCAGACCAACACCGACTTCGAGCCCCTCCCCGCAGGCACCTACACGGCGACCGTGACCGGCTGCGAGGTGAAGCAGACGAAGGCCGGAGACGGCCAGTACCTCCGGGTCGAGTACACGATCTCGGGACCGAGCGGCGCGGGCCGCAAGGTGTGGAGCAACTACAACGTGCGGAACCCCAATCCGAAGGCCGAAGAGATCGGGCGCAGCGCGCTCGCGGAACTCTGCCGCGCCGTCGGGAAGGCGCGCCTCGGCGACACGGACGAGCTCGTGGGCTGCGCGGTCTCGATCAAGGTCAAGGTGCGGGAAGCCGCGAACGGATACGAAGCCAGCAACGAGGTCAAGGGCCACCGCGCCATCGACGGCGCCGCTCCGCCGCCCGTCGCCACCTCGAGCACGCCTGCGGCCCCGAAGAAGGCCGCGCCGCCGTGGGCGAAGAAGTGAGCGCATCGTAACGCAACGCTGAAGCACCGAACCGACGGGGAGAGCGCGCAAGGGGAGGTCGCCTCCCCGCCGGTTCGATTCCGTGAGGATAGCATGAAGATCCCAGAACCCATGAACACGATCGCGGCGCTCGTCGACGCCGCACACGAGGCGAGACGCAGCGTGCATTCCGAGGTCTTCCGCCCGCACATGGGCGCCTCGACCCTCGGCGAGAAGTGCGACCGAAGGCTATGGCTCGGCTTCCGCTGGGCCGTCCGCGACACGTTCCCGGGCCGCGTGCTTCGCGTCTTCCGCCGCGGTCACCGCGAGGAGGAGACGGTCGTCGAAGACCTGCGCGCTATCGGCTGCGCGGTCCGCGCGACCGGGAGCGACCAGACGCGCGTCGACTTCGGGAGCCATGTCTCCGGGTCGATCGACGGCATCATCACCGCGGGCGTGCCCGAGGCGCCGAAGAAGAGCCACGTCCTCGAGGTGAAGACGCACTCGAAGAAGTCCTTCGACGCGCTCGAGAAGGACGGCGTCGAGAAGTCGCAGCCGAAGCACTTCGCGCAAGTGCAGGCGTACATGCTCGGGACGGGAATCGACCGCGCGCTCTACGTCGCCGTCTGCAAGGATGATGACCGGCTCTACGCCGAGCGCGTGAAGCTCGACAGGGAGCGCGCAACGCGCCTCGTCGAGCGCGGGCAGCTCATCGCCCTCGCCGACGAGATGCCGCCGCCGATCTCGACTGACCCGACGTGGTTCGAGTGCAGGTGGTGCCCCGCGCACTCGTTCTGCCACGGGAGCAAGTTGACACGGGAGGTCAACTGCCGGACCTGCGCGCACTCGACGGCGCAGATGGATTCGACGTGGACCTGCGCGCGCCACGACGACAACGTGATCCCGACGGACTGGCAGCGCGAGGCGCACGACTGCCACTCGTTGCATTTCGACCTTGTCCCCTGGAACGTCCTAAGCATGAGGGGGCTCGATCCCACGTACGGCATCGAGGGCGTCAACGTCGAGAACGGCCCCGAGGGCTTCCGGTCGACGGAGCTCGTCGCGAACGCGCGGGCCTGCGTCGATGCGAGCATCGTGCGCTTGCGCGAGAAGTTCTCGGGGAGGGTGCTCGGATGACGGCGACTCTGCGACCGTATCAGCAACGCGCGATCGACCAGCTATACGAGTGGTTCGAGTCGCACGAAGGCCACCCGTGCCTCGTCCTCCCGACGGGCTCGGGGAAGTCGCACATCGTCGCGGCGCTCTGCAAAGACGCCGTCACGAGCTGGCCCGAGACGCGCATTCTCATGCTGACGCACCAGAAGGAACTGATCGAGCAGAACGCGGCGAAGCTGCGCGAGCACTGGCCCGGCGCTCCGATGGGCATCTACTCGGCGTCCATCGGTCGGCGCGAGCTCGGCGAGCCGATCACGTTCGCCGGGATTCAGAGCGTGCGGAAGCGCGCCGCCGACCTCGGGCACGTCGACCTCGTCATCATCGACGAGTGCCACCTCGTGAACCATCGCGACGAGGGCGGCTACCGCACGCTGCTCGGCGAGCTCGAGCGCGTGAACCCGCGCCTCCGCGTCGTCGGTCTCACCGCGACGCCGTACCGGCTCGGGCACGGGCTCATCACGGACGAGCCCGCCGTCTTCGACGCGCTCCTCGAGCCCGTGAGCATTCAGGAGCTCGTCTTCCACGGGCACCTCGCACCGCTCCGGTCGAAGGTGACGCAGATGCGCCTCGACGCGACCGGCGTCGCGAAGCGCGGCGGCGAGTACGTCGAAGCCGAGCTCCAGCGCGCGATGGATACCTCCGACAAGAACGCCGCCGTCGTGCGCGAGGTGATGCGGCTCGCGGGCGAGCGCCGGTCGTGGCTCTTCTTCTGCTGCGGCGTGGACCACGCGCAGAACGTCGCCGACGTGCTCGTCGACTACGGGATCGCCGCGGCCTGCGTCACCGGAGAAACGCCGAAGGGCGAGCGCGCGCGGCTCCTCGAGGCGTTCAAGCGGGGCGAGCTTCGCGCGCTCACGAACGCGAACGTGCTCACGACGGGCTTCGACGCGCCGAACGTCGACCTGATCGCGATGCTCCGCCCGACGCTCTCGCCGTCCCTCTACGTGCAGATGGCGGGCCGCGGGATGCGGAAGAAAGAGCACGTCGCCGACTGCCTCGTCCTCGACTTCGCGGGCGTCGTCGCGACTCACGGCCCCATCACGGCGATCGAACCGCCGACGAAGGCGGGCGAGAAGACGGGTGAGGCGCCGGTGAAGGTCTGCGACGGCTGCGGGGAGCTCGTGCATCCGACGGCGCGCACTTGCCCCGCCTGCGGCTTCGAGTTCCCGCCGCCGCCGGAGAAGAAGTTCGCGCTGCGAAACGACGACATCATGGGTGGCGAGGGCTCGGACCTCATCGTCTCAGAGTGGGAGTGGAAGCGGCACACGAGCACGAGCAGCGGTCGCGAAATGCTGCGCGTCCGGTATTACGGCGGGCTCGCAGATCCGCCCGTTGACGAGTACGTTTGCATCATGCACGAGGGGTATGCGGGGGAGAAGGCGCGGCGAACGCTTGCACGCATCGCGACTGACGCGGGCCTCTCGCCCGGCTGGTCGCTTTCGAGTGACCTCGACGAAATCGCGCGCGCGCTCAACGCTGCGACGCCGCCGTCCGTCGTGACGTACGAGCGCGAAGGGAAGTTCTTCAAGGTGAAGGGGCGAACGTGGTCAAACTCCGAAGCGTGAACGACTGGCGCGCCGCGATGGCGAATCCGCCGCGCTGCTGCCTCTCGTGCCGCCACTACCTCGTCGACGAGTGGACGCCGACCGCCGAGTGCGTCACGCACAAGGCCCCGCCGCCCCGCGAGTGGGCCGAAGAGGAGAACACATGCGAAGAGTGGCAAGAGCTCGTGCCGTTCTGACGAAAAGCGTTGAACGAGCGGAGCGCATCCCGACCGAACACGAAGAGCAGCGCGAGCTCGTGCGCTGGTTCCGCCAGACGTACGGGCTCATCGCGCGCGGCGGCGTGCGCATCTTCGCGATCCCGAACGGGTCGCAGCGCAGCCGAACGACGGGCGCGCGCCTGAAAGCGGAGGGCGTGACCGCCGGCGTGCCCGACCTCTTCATCCCGGCGTGGCTCACCTGGATCGAGATGAAGCGCGCCGAGGGCGGGAGCGTCTCCGCCGAGCAGCGCGACTGGCACGCGTACCTGCGTTCCGTCGGTCACACGGTGCTCGTTTGCCGAGGCTTTTCCCACGCCCGGGAAGAAATCGACAA